CTTCGATCGCAAGGTTAAGACTCGCGCGCGCCGGACAAACTTCTCGGTGACGCCCTCGACGTCGACGGTGGCGCTGCCATCCGATTGGGGCCGCGTTATCTCAGCGCAATACAACGGCCACGACATCGGTTTCTTCCCGGCGTCATCCGACGCTCGCAAGATCTATTGCGGCTATCAGATCGACGGCGACTCGCTGATTCTCACGGTGCCGCAGCTCGGGCAGAAGCTGAGCATCGACTATTACGTGGTGATCGAGCCGCTGTCGGACACCAACCCGTCGAACTGGCTGCTCGAAGATGCGCCGGACTTGTACCTCGCCGGCAGCCTGTTCGAGGCGTTCTCTTATGTGCGCGACGAGCAGGCGAAGGCGTTCTGGCAGGCGAAGCGCGACCAACTGATTCAGGACATTCTGGACGACGACGCTGAATCCAAGACGCCCGAGGACCAACCCCTCGTGATGCGGGCCGGCTGATGGGCGCAACGATTCCTTTCCGCGGCTTCACGCCAAGCGTCGATCCCACGACGCCCGGCGCCGTTCTCGATTGCGTGAACATGGTGCCGACCCTGCGCGGCATGAAGGCGGCTCCGACGCCATCTCCGATCGGTGCCGCGCCGTTCCCGGTAGCAGTCACCGGCGCCGCCACCGCGGAACTGCTGTCCGGCGCGTATCGCACGATTGTGGGCACTTCGAGCAAGCTCTACGAGGTGGTCGGCTCTGCGCAGAATGACGTTTCTGGCGCGGCATACACCGGCGGTGCGAACCGATGGCGTTTCTGCCAGTTTGGCAATGCAACGATCGCGTCGAACGGCGCCGACCCAATCCAGCAGTCCATCAGCGTAGGGAATTTCGCAGCGATAGCCGGCGCGCCGGCCGCCGCGATTATCGAGGTTACGCAGGGATTCGTCTTTGCGTTCGACACTACCGACCCGACGGACGGCCACCGGCCGAACGGATGGACGTGCAGCGGGATCTACGACCAGACCGTGTGGACGCCAAGCGCGGCCACGCAGTGCGAGAAGGGCGTCATCATTGATACGCCAGGAAAGATCACGGCGGGCCGCGTGCTCGGCACGAACATCGTCGCGTACAAGAAAGACTCGATGTACTACGGCACCTATCAGGGGCCGCCCGTCGTCTGGGCGTTCAATCAGATTTCCCCTATCGTAGGCACGCCGTGTCAGGAGGCAGTTGTGGCGATCGGCACGCGGCACGTCTTCCTTGGCAGCGACGCGCAGGTGTACACGTTCGACGGTTCGGCGGTCAATCCTATCGGCGACGAAGTGAAAGACTGGCTTTACGCGAACTGGTCGCAGGTTTATCGCGACCGCGTAGAGAGCTATCACGACAAGGAAAACTCGCTTGTCTACTGGTATTTCTGCTCGGCAAATTCGAGCGCGCCGGTACCCGACAAGTGCCTCGTTCTCAACTACCGCACCGGCAAGTTCGGGCGTGCGGACGCGAGGATCGAGGCTGCGGTGGTCTATGTTTCTGGCCAGATCACATGGGATTCAATGGGCGCGTTGCCTGGCGTGTCTACCTGGTCGACGTTGCCGCAGGTGCCATACAACAGTTCGTTCTGGAGTCAGGCGAGCGAGATTCCCGCCATCATTGACACGACGCATACTCTCCAGTCCCTGAGCGGAGTGTCGACCAACAGCTCTATCACGAGCGGCTGGTTCGGTGACGATAGCGACTACATGTACGTCGCTGGAATTGTGCCGCGCTTCGGCGCGCAGCCGACCGCATGCAGCGGCACGGCGGCCGCTCTGTCATCGCTCGGCGGTACGCCAACCGCGCAAACGATCGGTGACATGTACGACGGAGAACTCGCGGCGGATTTCTGTTGCCGCTACGCGCAGATCACGCTCAACTTCACAGGCAATCACGAAATACTCGGTGCGGTCCCGCGCATTCAGCCGGCGGGGAGCATCTAATGCGAATTGGTGATTGGAACCTCGGCGCGCCGGCCGCAATTCCGGCTCTGCTGGCCGCCCTGAAGCGCGCGATGGATCCTCAGATACGCCAACTGAACGCGATTTCGGAAGGGCAGATAGCGGGCGCGACGAACGCGTCTACGGCACCGCCGGCTGTTGGCGCGACGACCGCGTATGCGCAGGGCGATTTCGTCCGTAACAGCGCGCCTGCTGAGCTGGGCACCGCCGGTGCGAAGTATGTGATTTATGGCTGGATCTGCGTCACAGCAGGATCACCAGGGACATGGAAGCAATGCCGATTTCTGACCGGAAATTAGAGGCCGTCGCACCGGCCGATCTGTCGCGTGTGTGGCCGTTGATTCGTGATGAAGTGGCGTCCGTGGAGGCGCCGGACGGGTTCATACCTGAAGACGCCTATGCCATATGCCGTAACGGCGAGGCAGCGCTGTTTCTGCTGAACGTGGACGGCGTGCGTATTGGCTGGATGGTGCTGCGCATGCTTGGGCGCGACCTGCATATCTGGCTGCTCCACGCGCGGCCGGGCTTCGATCCCATGACGATATTTCGCGATGACCTGATGATGATCGCACGCAACGCGACGCCGCATCCAGCGCTCAAATTGACGTTTGGATCGTCGCGGCGAGGATGGGAGCGGGTCGCACCTCGGCATGGATTCAGGCTGCGACATGTCACGTTCGAATGTGATGTTGAGCCCTTGAATACGGCGTGAGTTCGTCTATTATTCGCATGCGAATTCCAACAAACGAGAAGACCATGATCGATTTCCCTCCCGTTTTTATTGTGATGCTCGTCATTCTGGCGGCGCTCTTTATCTATTACATGCGAAAGCCCGGCGACGTCGCTGCGGGCGCAGCTTTCATTGCACAGTCGGGCGCTCGGAGCGCCATTGCGATCGGCAAGGGTCTACGCTCGATCATGATCCTGTTGGCGGCTTGTGCGGTAATTTTCCTGATCGGCGGCAATTGGGTTATCTCGATCGTTTTCGCCGCGCCGGTCGCCATCTGGCTCGCGAGTATTGTATTGCGGGACTGATGAACGCATTTCGTTGACATTCCTAAACTTGTCTCTAGAATTCTGACGAGCAAGTAGCCTATCGTCACAGACGGCCCATCCCTCCGGGGGTGGGCCGTTTTTGTTTTGGAGAGCGGAATGTCAAGCGGCGGCGGTGGTGGCGGCGGTAGCACGACCACAACTCAGGAACTGCCATCCTGGGCTCAGCCCTATGCGCAGCAATTGCTCGAGCGCGGCGCGGCGCTGTCGAACACGACGACGCCTCAGTACACCGGCCAGACCGTCGCGGACCTGAACGGTACGCAGACCGGCGCAATCTCGGGCCTGACGGGCGCGGCGGCCAATCAGACTGGCACGTCGAACGCCGCAATGGCGTATTACAACTCGCTTCTCGGCAACCCGAACGGTTACTCGATCTCGAATCCGTACACCGGCAATGTGACCGCATCGACGGCTGCCGATGCCTACGCGGATCCGTCGAATAACCCGTATCTCGCGCAGACCGTCGCAGCGTCGAACAAGCAGATCACCGACGCGTATCAGAACGGCACCGCGGCCAGCACGCTCGCTCAGTTCCGCAACGCTGGCGCCTTCGGCGGCACGGCGCAGCAACAGGCGACGACGGCCAACGAGAACAGCCTCGCGAACACGCTCTCGAACAACACCGCGAGCATGTACAACAGCGCCTATAACACGGCCGCTGGTGTCGCTTCGCAGAACGCCGCGCAGCAGAACGCGGTCGGCCTTGCCAACCAGTCTGTCGGTACGAGCGCCAATCAGGCCTACAACACGCAGGCGAGCTCGAACTACAACAACCAGCAGGCGAACATCGCCAACGCGCTGAACGGCTCTACCGCGGCGAATACTGCGGCGTCGAGTCTCTATGGCAATCAGTTGACCGGCGGCGCGGTCGCACAAGGCAATAGCCAGGACCAGCTAAACGCGCTGTATCAGCAGTGGTACAACCAGGTGAATCAGCCTTACGCGAATCTCTCGACGCTCTCCGGCGCGCTCAGCGGCGCGCTCGGCAGTGGCGCAGGCGTCACGACGCAGACGCAGTCGGCAGGCAGCGGCAACACGCTCGGCACCCTGCTGGGGCTCGGCCAGACCGGGCTCGGATTCGCCAGCTTACTCAAGGGGGGAGCATGAGTTCGGGCGGCGACGCGAGTGGCGTGGCGGATCTCGGCAGCGCATTCTCGAGCGGCAGTTCGGGTGTGGGCTCGAACAGCTTCGGCTTCTCGATGCCGTCAGATTTCGGTGGCGGCTCCAGCGATTCGTTCGCGGGCCTATCTGGCCTGCAGTCAGGTATGA